GCGTCAAAAACGAGTTTGATTGTCCTCATACCCGCTCCTTTCTATGTAAAAAAAAAGGAGACAGCCTGAGCTGCCTCCCTTCTTATTTAGTTTCCCTCTACCGGGGCGGCGTCTTCGGCAGATGCCTGTTTCTTATGACGGCGCTTCTTCTGCGCCTTCGCCTGTGCCGGAGCTTCTTCCGGTTCGGCAGCCGCCGGCTCGGCCTGTACGGGCTCGGCCGGCAGCTTACCGCGAGAGATCAGAATCTGCCGGAGGTACTCTTCACCGTGCTCAGGCGAGCATGCGACATCCTGCCAGCGGAATTCGTTGTTTAGATTTGGCCGCAAAGTATGACATGCTTCGTATTCCTTGCCGCATACCTTGCATACTTTTATTCCGATTGCCATAATTCTCCGTCAGTCTGTGATCAGGCTGCGTCGGCGGCGTTCTCGCCGAACACGATCATATCCCAGTAGGTGGAGCCGGCACCGCAGGCACCGGACAGACCCTCGGCCTCGAAGCTGTGGACGCTCTGGTCGTCGCCGAAGTCCAGAGAGAACTCGCCGTTGAAGTCGGCCTTGGGGATATGGATCTGCACGCGATACAGGTTCGCGCACTTGTCTTCACCGATGCAGTCGACATAGAGCTCGCACTTACCGGAGTAGACGTCGCTCTTGTTGGACAGAACGTCGGCAGCGACTTTCCGCTTGTAGTACACAGCGATCTGAGTACCGTTGGCGATACCGGAGAAGGTAAGGGTCTTGGTATCAGGATCGTAGGCGAACTTGCCCTCTGCGGCGGCGGAAGCCTGCTCCAGAGAGGTGCGGATGGTGCCGATGGTCTCCAGAACGTAGAGCTCCACGATCTCAGCGCCGGCGGTGCCGATGCCCTTATACTTCGTCTGAGCGGTGTTGTTCTGGACTTCCAGGAAGTCGTACCACATGACGGGCTCGGCATCCTTGCTCTGGAACTTGGAACCGGTCTGCATCTCGATCAGACCGAAGCTGAGCATACCGTTGGATCCGGAGATGGTCATGGTCTTGTTACGCTTCATGGAGCTGAGCTTACGGCCCTGCTTACCGGTGATGTCGACCTTTTCCTGACCCTGGGCGATGGACGCGGACTGCAGTTCATCCAGGGTGAACAGGAAATTGCCGGTGGTGATATCGAAAGCGTTGATGGTCTCAAGGCTGGTAATGACAATATCTACCATAATAGTTTCCTCCTTAATTATTTATGAATCAGCCAGTTTAGATCGTCCTGGTTGATCTTCTTCGGGTCTACCGTTCCCGCGTAGATCCCGTGCATTTTATTGTCGTAGTCGATCTTATGCTGAATCTGACGGACGCTTTCGTTAAACTGATAGATCGTGAGGTCACGCACCCCGCGAAAATCATATTTAAACTGCTCCGTATTCACCATTGCTACGATCAGCTGCTGAAGCTGAGATTTCTCCTTGCGCCTCTTGCGGCGCTTGAGTTTCTTTCTCGCTCTTTCCAGCAGGTATTCCTTGGCTTCCTGATTCCCGGGCTTCCGGACGTCCTTCTCCAGATGATGAATCTCGCGCAGCGTTGTGGCGATCTTCGTCTGTACGACGCGGTCGATCACAATGTCGTCCGCCTCGTCATAGATGACAGGCATGCCGGACTCGATGTGCTTTGCCAGTTCAAAGCGTTTCAGATCGAGATCTCCGAAAATCAGTCTGGTATCCATTTCACGGATGGTTCCGAACAGGATCAGAAACAGCTCATAGTCATTGATCGTGGTAAAGTCCACGCCCATATCGTCGAGCTGCACCATGAAGTCGATCGGCATTGCCGTCAGCATGGATACCATCGCATAGTAGTCGTCTTCATGGTCGAGGATATCGCCGACCGTCGGGACCGTGATACTGATCTGTTCCGTGACGGGGATGCTGCTTCCGTAAAGCAGGCAGGTCCCCGTCATACGCCGAGCCTCCGGTTGGAAGGCCACGGCCTGCGGTCCGGACTCGGATGGTTCCAGTCCGTCGCGTCAAAGATCATCCGGTATCCCTGATAATCCGTCAGCGGTGCGAAGCTGTCCAGCTTGAAAAGCTCAAGACTGCCCATGCCGTAATGGTGGCTTCCGTTGATGGTCTTTGCGATCTCCATCACCAGGCGGTCTGTCCGTACGCCGCCGTCCGGCAGGAAGAACAGACTCTTGTGTGTGAAGACCCAGATGTAAATGATCGGCGTATAGATCATCTTGTTCGACGGCGCTTCCCGGCGCTCCGACATTCGGTTGATGCCGACGTTGAAGCAGAGGAAGGTCGATCCCTGTTCAATCGTGTCAGGGATGTGCTCGAACGGGAAGATCTGTTTCCGATACAGTGTCTCGATGCTTTCCTGTGGATCCTGTTCATATTTGTCGCTCAGCAGCCGCACAATCTCCGGATTCTTCGAGAGATCGTCCAGCAGCTGATTCTTATAGTTTTGAAATTCGTCCAGATACATTAGACCCAGCGCCTCCTTCCGGAGCCTTCCGCGGGATCGAGCGGGATTGCTTCGGCCTCCGGTCTCAGGACCGTGTTGCCGTCGTCATCTGGCTCGTGCAGGAAGTGCTGATAGTAGTCGGCGATGCCGAGTTCCGTGTTGTCGTCGTCCGAGGTGTCGACCTCCTGAAGGACGAATTTGTACACGCCGTGTCCGCCGTAGACGCCGGCGAACTTCAGCGGTTTTGTCAGAGCGTAGGCGAGAATCTGATCTCCGCCGAGATCATCCACCAGGAAGCGGTTCTTTCTGCCGAGCTTTACGGTCTTGGAATTTTTCGCGATGGTGATGGCGATACGGGAGTCGCCGCGCGTTGCGAAGAACGTGCGGTCCTCCAGCTCGCCTGTGAGGTACTTGGTACCGTCCTCCGTTACCACCCACTGCTCACAGATTTCATGCTCCGCCGTTACCCACTTCAGCAGGTAATTACACTGCAGCATCTTCGATCTGCGGTAGATGGTGTTGTTCGCGTCCTGTTCCGTCACAAGCCAGTACTGATCCATCCAGTGAACCAGCGACCCGTTCTCGATGTCTTCGCCAGGCATTGCCATGATCATCTTCTCGTTCAGGTTGTCCGAGTTGATGATCGCGACGTTTCTCTCATACGGAAGCTCGCCTTCGCCCGTCGGGACGTTGCAGCTGACTTCCGCCGGAAAAACAAACGCCTGCGTATACGACAGATTGTCCGGCAGATGATTCTCGATGCTCCAGATTTCCCGGTTCAGATGGGACGCGCGCCTTGTGTCGCCGTGTACGCCCATCCTCGCGCCGTACGAATCCCATGCGCCCAAATCACTCACCGTCCTCTGCGTACCGCCTGCTCAGCTTCTCACAGATCCCGATGCCCTCGAAGACAAGCTGTTTGACCTGCTCCACCGGGCACTCGCTTCCGTGCTCATTCAGATAGTGGAGAATGTTCAGCAGGCTGCCGTAGTACGAGTCGTTCTGAACCTCTTCGATCAGACCGTACCCGCCGATCAGCTCCGCCTCAAGTCTCCAGATATACTTCCCGAGAGACTCCGTCTCTTTCTCTCGCATCGGGAGAATCTTGTAAACTTGATTTACGAGAGTGTGGAAGTAGTTCTTCAGCAGCTCCGCGTTCAGCTCGCCGCCGATGCTTGTTTTTGCGCTCACAGGTGCAGATCCGACAGATCGCCGTGGTTATAACTGTACTCACGGATCATCTGTGTATAGTCCTTCTGAGCCCCTTTGTAAGCGTCCCCGACACGCTTCAGCAGCTCTGCAGGGGAATACAGCGTATAGTCACGCGTATTCAAAAGGTTCTGCAGCAGATCCTGCTGATACACAAAAGGCTTCAGCCACTGGGCGACCATCCCCTCCGAGATGATGTCGACCAGCTCGTCCAGGTCTTCGTCGCTGACGTCAACCTGATAGACGCGCTCCTCGTCATCCGCGGTGGTGAAAAGGTCAACCCGGCAGTTCTTCTTAAAGGCACTGACCGCCCTTTTGCGGAAACCGTCAACGATCTCTGTCCTGATGTTATCGTCGAGCTTCAGCATCTCGAACTCAGAGATCTTATTTAAAAACGCGTTCGTAAACGCGTCGTAAGGAATGCTCATGCGCGCCTCCTTACTTTTCGATCAGATCGATACCGAGCGCTTCCTCCAGCGCGGCAATGACCTTCCTGGAATCAATCTCCCCGGAGGCGATCAGATCCTTGGACCGGTACATCAGAGATTTCTTCTGTCCGTCGGACATTTCCTTCACAACCTTCTTGATCTCTGCCGGCGTCTTCTGAAAGATCTCGTCGAAACCTTCCACGTTCACCGCGTTGCGGTAATAGTTGCGCACGCCCAGATAATCCAGAACCCAGTCATAGTCCTCGTCGAACATGAACCAGTTGTTGATGAAGAATTCCTTCCCGGTGTTCTTCGCATTGCGAAGCTCCAGAAGCTCAATGTCCTGCTCATCCCCGAAGCTGTCCCAGCGGAACGCCTCGCCGGTTCTGCTGCTCACATAGATCAGCATGCCGTTGAAGCCGTTGCGGACCGGGATGTACTGATGCAGGTCGACCTCCTGCGGTTTCACCTTCACGGGTGCTTCCGCCGGGGTCTCCGTCTTTGCGGCAGGAGTCGCTGTCTTCGCCGTCGTTCTTTTTCTTGTCGTAGTAGCCATACTCTTTCAGCATCCTTTCATGCGGTTAATGTAATGCGCCCGCGAAGCCTGTGCGGCCTCGCGGGCATAAGAATGGTATATAATCAGATTACCACTGAGATCAGGTCATCTCATAACGGCCGATGCCGGAATTGCCGCCTGCGAGCAGGATGCCCATTCCGTACTTCTCGCCGTACAGATACTCCTGAGACAGATCCTGGTTGTCGAACGGATCACCCATGTGGATGAGGCCTTCGCCCTCACGCACGACCTTGATGGGCTTCTCGTCGCCGGCAACGATGGTGAGAATCTTGTCGTTCATCAGGAAATTGGTGGAACCGACCTGATGACGCTGAGGAATCTCAACGCACGGAGTGCCGTAGAACTTTCCGAAGTAGCCGAGGTTGTGGATCTCGTCCTTGGCGGCCTGAGCGGGATCGGTGAAGATGCCTTCCTTCAGGTTGCGCAGCGCCTTCTTGGTGCCGATGATGGTGGCCTGACGACCGCCGGAAGCGGCTTCCACGTGGGCGATGAGGTCGAGCAGGGCGTTCTCATTGTAAGCGCCGGCGGCGGGGAAGTAGGTGGTGCCGCCCATCTGAGCTGCGGTAGCGTTGCTCCAGAGAGCATAGATCTTGTTCAGCATGTCGCGGCGGAAGGACTCGGCGACCTTGTTCACGAAGACGTTGAAGTCGACGCGGCCTGCAAGGATGCGGTTGAGCTCTTCATAAATCTTCACGACATACAGATCGGTCTCGATCTGGGTCTCGGTCACGCCGCCCAGGCGCTGACGACGGATGGCCTGGGTGCCGTTGGCGGCACGGGACACGGTGAAGAGATTGTCGTCCTCGACGAGGAACAGGGGAGAGTCGCCCTCGGCGACGTTGCGGTAGTCAACCAGGTTCATGAAGTACTCGTCGCCGACGAGACCTTCATGGATGATGGCGGGGATCAGCTCTTCGATGATCGCGAAGACTTCCTGACCCTGGCCGCGGCGCATTGCCTTATAGTCCAGAGTGGTCTTGCCGCCGTTGGCCTCTACGAGAGCCTCGCGGATAAGATCCTGGGACTGCTTTACAGAAAACTTCTCAACGCTGCCGTTGTAGCCGTCACGTGCAACTTTGATCAGTTCGTTCATATCAAAATTAGCCATTGTGCTATCCTCCTTTTTCCGGTTATGGATTAGTCAACCTTGATGACGTAGAAGGTGTAACGACCAACGACGTCGATCGCGATGACTTTGCCGACCTGCGTGGAACCGCTGGTGGCGGAAGCCGCAACGTTCAGCTTGGTGCCTGCCTTCAGCTCGACCGCATTGCCGACCGCGGGGCTGGCAACGCCGTCAAGTGCGTCTTTGGTGACGCTGAAGATGTCGCCGGAACGCAGACGATAGGCGCGTGCCGCATGACCCTTCACATTGTAGAAATCTTCGAGGCCGCGAAGGCGCTCGTCGTACATCACTTCAGGAGAAGCGACGAGAACGATGTCCTCCAGCTTGTCGCCTGCGGCACAGGCCGCGCCGACAAACACTTCGCGCTCATAGATGCCGTTGGTGGCGTCAATCGCCATCAGAGCGCCGGGCTTCAGGACGTTGCCGTTGTCGATATCAGTGGGGGTGCTTCCGTTTGCGCCGAGATACTCGACAGAGATCAGGGCATTGCTGTCGCCGGTGCCTTCGAGGCGATCCAGGCGTACGACTGCATGATTAGCCATATTCATATCCTCCTTAATAATTATTCCGCTTCGATTCCGAAACGGGCAAAGAGCCCGCCGTAGGGCTCCTTTGTATAGTTGTCCTCATCCCGGACAACTTTCAGCTTCGGCGTTTTCTCTCCCATGGAGAACTTCGCCGGTGTTCCGTTTCTGCCGCGGATCGCAAAGCATTTCTCCTCCAGCGCATCCATGTCGCTGTAGTCTTCGCAATGCGCGCGCAGATCCTCAAACGCTTCGACACCGATCAGGTCTTCGAACTGAGCAAAGACTTCTTCCCGTGCGCTCTGCAGCGCCTTCGATTCGGTGTCAGCCTTAAACTGGCGAAGCTCGCCAAGCTCTGTCTCCATTGCCGTAATCGTGTCGGAGGCGGCCTGGTATTTCTCGTTCAGCTCCGCGCTGGACTGAAGCTTCTCTGCCATGCGCTGGAACGTCTCCGCAAACGGGGACGCCTGTTCGCCTTCTTCAAACGGGGCGATCACATACTTCATCCGCTGCTTGCTTTCAAAGTCGATCACGACGTTGTCGCCGTCCATCGCAAACTTGAAACCGTACAGCAGCCAGTCCGTGCAGTCCCAGCAATAGACTTCACCCGCGTCCAGATCGCAGTCCGCATAGCAGTAGCGCGGCCAGGTCCCCCAGTCGTCCGTCATGGTCTCCTGTTCCAGACTCCGCATCACTTCGTTCAGCACATTGCCGGTGAGTGCGAAATTGTCTGCTTCAGGCTCCGCGGCGGGTTCAGGGTTCTCTTCCTGTTCGGCGGGTTCCGGATCCGCCGGCTCCGCCTGCTCTGCCGTTTCAGGCTCTTCGGTCGCTTCGGGTTCGGCTGCCGGTTCCGCTGCTTCCGGCTCTTCCGCCGTTGCCTGCATCGCCTCAAACTTCTCCGTCAGCTCTTCGAGCGTGAAGTCGTCCAGACTGAAATCAAGCGCGTTTACATCGATTCCGTAGCGCGCGGCCAGTTCAGTTTTCTCGTGCAATACCTTTTCTCCTCCTTCCGTCAGAATGTTTTGTGGGTGTGTATCGTGAACCTCCGCAGAGGGGGTCACCATAGAAAATGTTTCCTTGAGCTCCTGCATCATCTCAGAGAGCTTCGTTTTGAACTCATTGCTGGAGAACAGCTCCAGCGCGGCTCCTTGATAACAGGGTTCCACGCCGATGAGGCAGAACGCCTCAAACGTGAAGTCATAGATATGGTAGACGCCGTCGATCTTCTTGCCGTTGTTCACGGTAATCTCCATGGATTGCGCCGTGATGCCGTCCTTCTTGATCTTCCGGTACGCTTCCTGCCGTTTCCACAGCAGCGCGTCCACGAACAGGTACTCCCGTTCCACGCCGTCCTCGTCCGTCACCCAGTTCCACCAGTGGCGTGCGCTCTCAGGCACGACGCCTACTGGATCGGTGGCGTTGACGATCCGGAACGTTCCGTCCGCGCCCTTGGCAAGCTCCATATCGTGCCCGCCGAGCGTGTCCGTCTCCCGGTCGTAATGACAGACGATCGGGCAGTTGTGCATCGTCCCGATGCACTTCTCGAAATCCTCCTTGGAGATCGAGCTCCCGTTGCGGTTGTCGCCGGGGTAGGCGACACGCATGACGCCCCTGTCAAACCTTGAGTCAAATTCCTTAATGCCCGCGAAAGATGATGCGAACGTCAGATGCATAGTCTCTTCCATCGCAGCCTCCTTCCGCTAAAACGTGAGCCTGTCCGAGCGGATCATGCTGGAGTCCGCGCGCTCCAGATCGAAGCGCACGTCCTCGTCTTCTGCAAAGACCCACATATGGTTCCGCTCATCGCTTTTCAGCAATAAAAATCCCGCCTGCGCGAGCGTATCCCGCGCGGCGGCATCAAATACGTAGATAAACTTTTCCATCAGGCATCTTCCTGATTCTGCTCACCGGACTCCGAAATTTCCCCGACGCCCTTGGTCGGCGCGCCGCCCTCGTCGGTCGCGGCCTCGCTCTCCAGATTCGTCGTGCTGTTCGACATCTGCGTCGAACTCACAATCGGTTTGAAGATCTCCTGAAGGTTCAGCACCTTCGTCTCCAGGAAGCTCATGCTGTCCAGCTCCGCCTGTCCGATGCCGTAGGTCGCGGCATAGGCGCACACCGTCGGCAGTCCGTAGGTCGCGGACTTCAGGTACGCGTCGCCGACTTCCTTCTGGTTATAGACCGAGACGTTCAGAATGTTCACACGGAAGTTCTTTCCGTAGCTCTGCGCCTGAATAAACCGGTTGATCACATCCCGGATGCTCTTGACAATGCCGTAGGTAATCTCCTGGTCTGCCTTGATGGAGAGCAGCAGCGCGTTTGCCGATGCCTTCTCGTTGTTGAACAGCAGGGAAGACACACCGGCAGCGGTAAAGATGTTCTGATGCGCGTCGGCAATGTTGTTCGTGTCTCCGGCGTTTGACTTCTCGAAGCTGATCTTCGTCAGATCCATCGGCGTCAGCACCGACCCGATCTCCTCCGGCAGAACGCCGTCAAGGTTGCGCCAGAACTCCTTTGCCTTATCCAGGTCGATGCCCCAGCTCCCGTCGTCGTTCAGCGGAATCTTCATCGCGATCATCGCGTAGTTCTCCAGCGCCGTCTTCGTGAGCTTCAGCGTCTCATAATCCTCCAGGTCGTAGAGCCAGCGCAGGATACCCGCAAACGGCGGAATCGCGTACTCCAGGATATCCCGGTTGCACTTGACCGCGAACGAGTTCGGGCTGTCCAGATCGATCCAGCGCAGTCTCCGGTTGTTCTTGTACTGGTTGTACTTCAGCCGGAATTCCGGCGGATAGTTGTCCAGCAGCGCCAGGTGCGAATCGAAGTACGAGAAGTCGAAACAGACGTTCGCCACCGCTCCCTCGATCGTCGCGATCCTGCAGTAGTCGCTCGGCAGCCGCTGCAGCGTGATGTCGTCGCCCGTCACCCAGAACGTCCCGTAATAGACGTCCTCGCGCAGGCAGACCGTCAGCACATCCGCGAACTGCGAATCGATGTTCATCGTGCTGAGCAGATTCAGCACGCGCCTGTAGTTGTTATTGGTGATGCGCACGTTCGCCTTGCTCGGATCAATCCGGTACGGCTCCACCACGTACGCCCAGAGCGTGAGCCCGACAAAGTACTGGATCAGCCGGCGGAAGTGTGAGCTCGCGTTATAGATATACTTGACCGCCATGCGAAGCTGCTTCTCATAGCGATACGGGTTGGTGAGATATTTTGCGATATCATCCTTGGTAAACAGTGTGAAGGTAGGCGCGTTGGTGTAGTTGTTCAGGTCTCTCAGGATCAGCCTGTTCAGAGACGCGAAGTTCCTTGAGATGCCGATCTCGCCTGCGAAGTCCTTCTGTTTGTTATTACCACGCGCGGTTCCTCGTGCCGCCATATGTCCTGCTCACCGCCTTTCTGTTGAATGTCTTGGGTGGCTTGATTACAAAGGTATCGGCGACAGACGCGTCTGTGAAGCTGCGCCTGCCGAGCCGGTTCTCCAGTTGGATCGCCACGTAATAGTTATAGGCAAGACTGGAATAACGGTCCTTCCGCATTCCCGTCTTTTCATAGATTTTTACCCTGCCGTTGGATTCCTCGTGCTGCAGCTGCACCAGCTCGTTCACCAGCAGCGTCGTGTTGATGTACGGTTTCTGCAGCTGAAGCCTCTCCGGCGGATTCAGTTTCTGGTATCCGCCGATCTCCGACAGCAGCTCCTCCGCGTCATACTCATTCATGAGCAGACGGATTCTGCCGCTCCGGAATCCTTCGCGCAGCAGCACCGCACAGTCGTTGTTCATCTGCGCGCTTGCCTTGATTGACCAGATCACCTTCGGCGCTCCGATCACCGTGCAGCGCTCCGCCATCGCCGGGTCGTTGCAGCAGGAGAGTGCCGGGTACTGTTCGCCCGTATCCGGGTCGACGATGTCCTTTGCAAGAGCATCGTACACACTCATGCCGACGCCGCCGCAGTCCAACACGATGTAATCGCAGTCGTACTCGTCAAAGAGCTTTCGGATCACCAGCGCCTGGTCGTCCGCGCGCCTGCCCTCCATACTTTCCGTCCAGATGATGTTGTGCGTGTGCCGTCCGGATTTGGTCGGCGTCATCTGGTTGATGAAGATGGCGGTCGCGTCGTTGTTGTGCTTCTTCGAGCTCATCAACGCGATATCCGCCGAGAGGATGCGGAGCTCTCCGGCTGCTTTCGGCTGGATACGCACAAGGTTCGCGTTCTTGGTGCCTGCTACCTTGTCCGCGATCCTTGCCGGATACATCGGGTACTTCAGGTGTCGGTTCTTCGCGACGGTGTCATATTCAAAGAAGGAACCGTCGCCGGCTCCCCAGAACATGGCGTCCATCTCCATGGCCCACTTCACTTCCGTGAAGTCTGCCTCGCTCATTTGTGCCTCGACGTCGTCCATCTCAAGCATGCCTTCTTCAACGGCAAGCTGCCACGGCAAACCGACGATAAACTCCTTGCGCCCGTTCAACATACGAACGAAGGTATCCGCGCTCTTTCGATAACTCCAGTGATCCTGGTAGTAGCCGGAGCTGAAGTATAAGGTCTGCAATCGTTCTTTCTCCTTTTGCGCGGCTTTCTCTTCTTTCGTGAGTTCAGAATAGAGCGGTTCGCGCTTAGAGGAGAGGAACTTTCTGAGAATGGTGTCGATCGTGTCCTTGTCGATGAGGCGGAACTCATCCAGGATCAGAACGTGCGCTCGGTTGCCTCGGGCGGATTCGCCGGAGGTGACCACCTTGATAAAGCTCCCGTTCCGGAAGTACACAATCGCCTGCGTCCCATTGAACTTGGACGCCTTCCAGTCGATCTCGTTCTTCAGCTCATCCGAGTATGGAACAAGATCCGTCTGGATCTTTTCGATAATCTGATACAGTTATGTTTTGCTTATTACATTTCTTCGATTCCTGCTTTGGACAGCCATGCTGACCCATCTGCAGTTTTCCGGACAATAGTCGCCGTTGACGTCAATGCGGTCGATCGTGCATTCACCCTTTTCCGCCGCGTCGTCATATCCGTTTGCATACGCCCACATTTTAAAAGCGTTGTAGTCCGCAAGCCATTCGTCGCAGATCCGGATGCCGCGTCCGCCGTAATACGAATAATCGTCCGACTTCGTGTTGTAGCATCTGCTCTTCATGTTCGCAAAGACCTTATACAGCCTGTCGTGATATCCGCCGTGCGTCGTCGCGTTTTGCGTTGCCGAGTCAACTCTGTAGCATCCGCATGACTGCGTATGTCCGTCAGTCAGATCTCCGGCGTCAACCACCGTCGTGTTGCCGCAGTCGCATTTGCACAGCCAGCGCACATGATGCTTCCCGTTCGGCGCGACATAATCTTCCGCTCTCGACAAAACGACGAGCCGCCCAAAGCGTTCTCCTGTTCTGTCGATAAGGGATCGGTCGCTCGTCAGTTCCCTTGCGAGACAGCCGCAGGACTGCGTGTGTCCGTTCCTAAGACATTTGCCGAGTACAATGCGTTCATTCCCGCACGCGCATCTGCACAGCCACATGGCGTGACCGTCCGAGCTGTTGTGCGCACGGTGCAGCACCGTAAATCTCCCAAATGTCATACCGGTCAAATCAATCGGTTTAGGCATAATTCATTCATCTCCAATATGTAATAATCACCGGCCGCAACACCGGTCTCCTTTATCTTTCGATAAAGACCAGATCATATCTTCATCCTGCGTACAGGATGTCTACCGCTTCGCGGAGTCATACGCTTACTCCGCTACTCCATTGCTGGATGATCGTTGAACCTTCCTCTCTTCGAGGCTTGGCTGCTGATTGCCCAATCCATATCGTTTTCGCGCGTTCGCACTTCGGCATGTTTCATCCGTATGCTGTAGCCGATATGGCTCTCAGGGGTTCCCAGCAGTTCAATAGATGTAGCCCGCCGCATTACTGCGACGGCAGCCTATCTTACTAAGCTTGACCTCGCGTTCCTGACGCGAGGCATATTTTTGAATGCGGGTATAAAATCGCCTTGCAGCAGCAGAAAACGGCGCAGATCCAGGTTTTCCCCTGTCCTCGGCTGCCAATGTATACCGCCACAAGGTTGATGTTCATCATATACAGCAGAATCTTCTGGAACCACTTCAAATCCAGATGCAGATAATCCTTCGCGAACCGATGGATATTGGCTCGGTAGTACGCCGTCCACAGGGCGACCCCTTCGAGGATCCTGCCATACCGGCCGTTCATCCGTCACCGCCTCCGAAGATCCTGTTGAACAGTTCCTCGTCATCATCGTCTTCGTCGGTTTCCGCGCGTTCGATTCTGTATTCGTTCATCCTGTCTTCATAGAGCTTGCAGAACATGTTCTTGATTCCGAGCATCTTACTCGCGTGCCCGTAAAACCAGATGCTGATCTTCTGGATAATCCCATCCACATCGCTCAGTTCCGGATCGACGTCCGGTACCGGCTTGTCGTGCTCCAGCCGGTCGATCCACACGCCGTACGGCGTCTTCTCAAACCCGGCCTCGTCTCCGCGCTGTCCCGGCTTCAGATTCATGGAACTGATCAGCTTGTCCAATGTATTGATCAGCTTGTCCGGTGCTCTGCCGTCCGCCCTGCATTTGTTGATGTCGATCTCCAGGCTGCAGATCTGTCGAATCAGTGCCTCCATGCCGACGTCCGGCGTGATCCCGTCCGGCAGGTTGTTGATCCAGTAGATGCGCCGCTGCTCCAGATCCTGGTACATATCCGGCGTATACCCCGGTCCCCAGTATTCAATGACCTCGGTCGGAATATCCTCGATCGCGACTGCTCTGTCTTCCGGCTCCGCACGCAGCGTGCTGTCGTCCGTGGACGCGGGCTGTGTCTCACCGCGCGTCTGCGTCTGCACTGGCTTATCGAAGCGCCACATGGCGCCCTCCGACAGCAGCGTATCGTCGTAGCATTTGCCGGCGTACTTGATGCTGTTGATGCGCGTCATGTAATTCGTCATCACGGTGCGCGTCGTCGCCTTCAGCTCCACCGTGTCGAAAATCTGTTCGTTCCAGTAGAGATCAAGCTTCCTGCACATCTGCCGCACCGCCTGCTTGGCGTCTCCGCTGCACTGCTGAAGATAGTCGAGATACATCGTTTCCACGCAGTTCTTACAGATCGGCAGATACCCGCTGCCCTTGTACATCGCCGCGTAGCTGACAGGGAAGTTACCTCTGCGTTTGCCGTACGCCGTCGCGCAGCGGCAGCAGATCGCTTTCTCGGATCCGACTTCAATCGCCACGCTTATTCACCGTCCTCGATCTCATGGAAGATGGGGAGCGGCTCATTGATCTTACGGTCAATCAGGGACTGCTCGTACACCTGCGCGCATCGTTTCAGGTCATTGCCGCAGAGAAAGTGCGGGACATACCGCCCCTCAACCTCAACCGGCTGGCCGTCCATCACGTTGCGCTGAATCCTCGGCTTGCGGTAGCGCAGGCCGAGCGTGCCGAAGCCGCGGATGCTGATCTCTTCGCCGGCCTTGACCGCCTCCTGGATCACAAACTGCAGCGTGTCCAGAATCGCCTCAATGTCGTCCGCCGTGTAAAGCACGGTCTTGTCAATCTTCTTTACCGTAAAGTCCTTGTGATTTCCCTCGTCGTCCGAAATATGGAAGACCTGTTTCGGGATGGAAATCGGCTTACGGATGTCGTTTTCGCGCATGACTTCCGCCATGCGCCGTATTAGTTCTTTTCTTACCATTTCATTCACTCCTTCATTCCGTCCGGTCAGAGGTCGCCGAGAGATTTCTGCTCCGGCGCTTTGATCTCGCCGTCCTGGAAATACATCCCGATCTCCTCGTCCGCATCGATATCTTTGTAGATTCGTACCATATCTGCGGACTCCCAATTCACGATTGTCTGGATGACTCCGTCCGGAATGCCTGCTTTCGCAAGGCTGGTTGTGAATAGATGTCTAAGGCTATGCCAGTAAAAATTCTCACCGGATAATCTGCTGAACGTATCCGCCCAGCTGTTCATCGTTGAGATGGAAACCTGCTCCTTCGGGTTCGCCGGATCCGGGAGCAGCCATTCACTTTCGATACCGCGCTCTTCGCGCTCCTTCATCCAATAATCCAGATATGGCTGAAACTTCTTCGCCAGGGTATAGCATGGGATAATCTTTCCGCCGCCCTGACCTTTGGTCTTGATCGGCGTGCTCTTATACAGCGCCCCGCCGCAGACCAGCTTGTCCGGCTGAAAATCCGACACGCGAAATCTGCAAAGCTCCGCCTTGCGCCTGCCGCTGTACGCACCAAGCGCCAGCATGCACGCCTTCTCGTACTGCTTCTTTTCAACCAGCTGATTCAACAGATCTTCGATCTGGCTCTCCTCCCAGACGGTCTTCTCACGCACCGGGCGGTTCACCGGATTCTCAATCTTGTTGATAATATTCCTGAAATTCGGGTACTCGTCGTCGAGGACATTCTCAACATAGTTTGCGAGCGAAGATAGCGCCGCCTTCATCCTGCGTACTCTGGCCGGACTGTTTTCATTGTTGTACAGCAGCCAGTTCTGATACGCGACGATGTTGCGCTTTGTCCAGTCGACAAAGTATTTGTTCCCGTTTTGTTCGAGACACCAAACCCACGCGATCTGGATATCGTTCTCGTACCCGTGGATCGTCGTCTCGCTGCGCTGCACCGAGCGCAGATAGTTTAAAAACTCACGCATGAGCTGCATGTTCTCCGGATTGACCTGGGCGAGCTTCTCCGGAGAGGTGATGGAATTCATCTTCGTGCACCTGCCCATAATGTCACCTCCGAAAAAGAAAATATCCGGCGATGGTGCGCATGCTTCCGCAGAGGCGTCGCCGGATCTGTTTCATAAAACCGGCTGTTACGATGAGCCCAAAGGTGGACCCGCTTTGATTTCCACAATGTGATACCGCTCCTGAATAGAGCGAAGCAGCAGCCCCGCCCGTACAGCGCTCGCGATATCATAAGCGCTTCCTTCGTTGTTTGCCATGCGCCAGTACTGCTTTCATCCTGCTTTTGCAGACTACTCGGTCTCGCTGAACGCATGCGCAATGGTTGCGAGGTGTATGATTCGAACATACGTCTCGGGCTTATGAGGCCCGCAAGGAAACCGCTCCTCCAACCCGCAATATAGAGACCGGGGCGATGATGATACCGCCCCGGTAAGCGCGCATCCGCAAACGCGCGCCCCGATTAATTGTTTCACACAGCGCCGCCGTCCACCGCCTGATAACAGACAGCCTGCGGTCACCGCGTTTATATCAATATATTCAGCCGGCAAGCTCGATATCGTAATGGCACCGGATACCGGTGTCGTCACATACGCATACCATCTGCTCCGGCTGGCCTACAATTCTCTTCTCCACGCAGAACTGATCCATGCCCTGGAAGCTCCCTGCCATCACGGTCCGGATGCCCTGCACCACGTTCGTCTGATTGTGATGCATGTGCCCGCTCAGCACCGCATAGATCGGCTCATGCACCATCTGCTGCAGCGCCTGCATCTTGGCTGCCGAGGTGTCGAAGTCCCCGTGTACCAGGCAGTACTTCTTCCCGCGCACCTCGAACAGGCTCATTGTGTTGTCCAGCTTGTGACTGTCGTCAATGATGACGTTCTCGTAGTTCTGCAGCCGCGCCGCGAGATACCATTCGATCAGGTTGTCCAGCCGCTCGCCGGTGATGGCGTTGTCTTTGTTCGGTTCGATCCTGCTGTGGTTCCCGGCGACGCTGACAAAGCGCACCGTGCTGAAATGCCGGCTGAGCTCCGCGATAAACCGGGCGATCAGCTCGCTCACGCCCATGACCTGCTCGATCACATTTTCCTTATTGGATACCTGAATGCTGCGGTGTATGGAGCCATTTATGCTGTCGCCGGCCGCCCATACCACACAGTCGTCGCTCATATGGATATTTGCGATATGTATGATCTCGTCGAGATAATGCTCCATCATCTCCGCGCAGATCTCTGAATTATACTTGCACCAGGCGTTGTCGATGTTCGCGCCGTAATGCAGATCGTTCAGACTGATCAGCAGCGTGTTGTCGCTGATCACGATATCAAGCGGCGGCTCATAATGGAGCTCCGGCAGATTGCCGGACGCCACGCAGCGCTCGATGATCTCGTTCAACTCTTCTTCCCGTGCGCGCTCCCGCAGCAGCTTGTTGTAAGCCATCCGCTGATCGAAGAATTTCTGCCGCTCCTTCTGGAGCTCGATCATCTTCACATCCAGCTCCGACGCCATCTCCGTTCCGGAGACCGCCGTGCGGCCTTCCTCTTCCATCAGATCAAGCGTCTTCTTGCTGCCGTACATCATCCGTCTCGCGACGTCTGAAGAGTACGGCTGCCCGTATACATACTCCGATAGCTCGGAGTAGTCGATGTCCGCAAGAGTCTTATCGGCGAGCTTTCCGTCGATCAGCCTCTTGTGATGCTGCAGCTTAGACTCGCCGTCCAGACGATCTAACTGCATGCCGGTCTTCCTTTCCGCGAAGTACATCCAGATACCGCATGACCTGCGGCGCTTCCTCGCAGTAATAGTGATGGCGCTTCGACCGCTGGCGCATTGTCCTCACAATGTTCGTCTTTGGGAACCGCTCAAGAATCGCAAACTTTTCGTCTTTCGTTACTGGAACCATATCATCATCCTTTTCTTCGTTTTATTTTTAATAGCCGTATGCTCAGCCGACGCACTCAATCCGCCAGCTGATGACGCCGTGATAATTGCCCGGTACTTCCGCATTGTCCAGATGATACTCAACGCTTGACCAGACGTTGTCGACGCCGTTGACAAACATCGTTGCGTCGTACGATGCCATAATGTCCTGATACTGTTCCGGAGTGCAGCCGTTGACTTTAACCTCCAGCTGCGCCCGGTGTAAATTGCCGTCCGGCCCCTGCGCGTACGCCGGGATCATACCGTCTCCGTCCAGATTCATAATGCGGATGTTGATGCGATGTCCAACTTCAAGCGCAACGTCTTTCAGAATAACATGGCTCTCCGTGTCCTCCGGGATATCGTATGGGATGACAACGGTAAATCGGCTGTAGTCATGTGCGGAGATCTGTGTCTCCGCCTCGAAGACGTTGGTCTCCTCCGTGTCGATATACGCCTCCGCGCCTGCGCTCACAAAACTCGGGAGGCAAAGTGAAAGACCGAATACGGCGATCACCATTGCGATAATCAGATAAGTCCGTTTATTCTTCATCGTTTTCTTTCTTCCTTTCATTTGCTTACTCTCAGTTCGACCGGGAACTCACAGCGGTTTGTCGCCGTACTCCCTCCGTTGAGGTCATAGAATTCATACACCATCAGCGCGTCCCGGTACGTCCCCGCCTGCAGCGTGGTCTGCATCGTAATCCCGTGTACGGAATCACCCGGATTCAGTCTCGGCGACTGATACAGCATCGTCCCGTCCGCGAGATAGAACGTAATCACCATCGCGCACGGATTGCTCGCGTAATTCTCCAGCTCAAGATTCTGCACATAGCTGTCCGCCTTCAGAACATACCCAGCCGATACGGAAATCTCTACGCCGTCTCCGGCCGCGTTCTCCGTATATCCGTTGCTGTCTCCGAATTTTAGCTGCGGGAGTCCTCTCTCCGCATCCGCTTCCGCGTCCTCCGCGGTCTGTGTTTCTTCGGTCACATCCGGGTTCGTCTTCCCGATCTGCGGCAGACCGTGTTCCGCCATGCAGCTGCTGATCAGCAGGAGCAGGATCACAATCAGCAGGATTACGCACACACTGATCGCCCAAAGAATCAGACGTTCCGTCCGGTCGTATTTCTCCGTTTTCTTCCTGGCCAACCGTCAGGCCTCCTTCAATTCAAGAATTTGAAAAAGAGAATTTGTTATTCCCCTTCCATTAAAGCACCCCATCAAATCGCCCAAAAGCCCAGTAAATACTGGGCTTTCGAGCCCTATTTATTTCCAACATTCCCAGCCGCTCAGCTGGCCTCGGCACCCCTCTGACGAAGTCGATACACTGATTCAATGCTCTTTCTGAGCTTAATTTGCGCTGCGCATTCACGGCAGTACTTCTGCTCGCGCCCGCGGTCAGAGACCTTATCAGGCTTTGCCACAACCCCGCAATTGGCGCATGTCATGTAATCCCCGCCGTGATACTTCAGATACTGATACCCAAGATTTCTGAAATCGGAAATATGTAAGACAGCCTCGCCGTCCTCAATAAAGCAAACCCGCACATTGGTGTTGTCCACCTTCCTGGAGAACTGGATCATCCCGCACTCGTTCAGGCTGTGGAACATCAGGCTCTGCCGCTTGATCGACGTGTTGATATTCGCCATGCGCATGATCTCGCTGTCCTTTGAGTTGACCCAACCATCCGTTTTCTTCGATACGGCGTTCCAGTATTTCGCGAGACACAGCAGCGTGAACGCCAATCTCCTGGTCTGCTTGCCCTGCAGCGCGTCGATCCGCTCCATCTCCGGCTTCGTGATATCCACGCCGTCCATCTCGATCGCCTCATACTTCAGCGCGTGCGCCAGCGCAGCGTCCAGAGAGTTTGCCCAGCGTGGGAGGGAAGCGGTCGGATCACACTGGATCAGAAACGTATCCAGCATTCTCCGCACCTCCTTTTTCGGGATCCCGTTGTCAAGATAGTACCGCGCCACCCTGCAGAGCGTCTCATACGGCTTCTTCCCGAGAGACAGCGAGGTGATCATCTCCTCCGCCCATTCGTGCTCATTTAATACAATTGTCATTCGTCGTCCACCTCAATCTCTTTCGTCTCCACCGTAAACCGTCTCCCGCCGTATTCAATCTCGCCGTTCTCGCACGCGGTCGGGAAGCGGATCTGATTTCCGTTCTTCTCCAGAAGATTCCGGATGATATCCTCTCCGCAGATCGTCCACGCAAACCGTTTGGTCGCGCTCCTGGTATAGCAGAGATCCAGAACGATGTTGCAGAGCGACTTCCTGTTCGGGCAGATCAGGATACACTCCTTGCGAAACTCCTGGTTCATCGCGGATATCGTCGCGAAGGAATCATACTCGTCCAAGCGCTCATAGTCCGCGTAGACCATATAGCTGGAGATCCGCTGGTTGTAATCGTCATACAGCTTCTTGATCGCGTAGTACTGCTTCGGCAGATAGTCCGCGTCGCTCCGCATGATCCGGTAATCAAACTTCACCGCCGCGTTGTGCTTCCCGATGTATCCGTCGAAGGCGTCCTCAAACCTACGGCAGATCTTATTCATCACACAGTCGCCCATACCGACCGGCATCCGGAGATAATAGTACTTCAGAAACTCCGCCTGCCGCTCCGTCCGCTTCTCCGGCGGAATCTTCTCCAAATCCTTCACCGGCATCTGGAACTCCCGCATGGCATTTCGGTCTGTGTTTTTCAGATATGTATTGTACTGTTTCATCAGCGCCGGATAGATGTACCGCATAAAATACGGCTTCTTGTCCGCGACGATCCGGCGGAAGAGATCGCGCTCGGACGGGTCGTCCAGCCTGTTCGCCTCGTGACGGTCATGCCAATATTTCGGCATCGGTTTGGCGATGATCCCCTTCGTCCGGTCGATGACGTTCTGCTGATAGAGCTGCCCGCATCGAATCCTGTAACCGAGAATCCGGTACTCCTCCGAATCCTTTCCGAAGTGGGACTGAACCTCGAACATGCTGGTGACCCAGTTGGTCGTCTGGCCGATGTCATTCCCGAAGCTCTCCAGATTGGAGCGGATGAAATCTTCCTCGGACGAAACGCGCTTCGCCGCCTTCCGCTGCGCGCACATCAGCGCCGGCATCGGCTTCAGCCTGCTCACCAGCACCTTGTTGTCCGTCAGCATTACCATGTCGCCATCGAAGTCCATCCCGTTGAGCGCCGCCGCCATGGTGTCCCAGCCGTTCGTGATGGTCGCCGTATGGATGTACCGGTACCAGTACCGCGCCTCTTCGCTTCTCACCGGCGTCACCAGCCGGATGTTGTTGTGGCAGGTCATCGGCGCGCGGTAGCAGGCGAGCTTCTCCGCTCCGGCGTCCGCCCAGTACTGGTTATATACTTCGCCGGCCTTCAGAAGCCCAGTCTTCTCTAATGCGAACATGCTCTGACAAAGCAGATAAGGATCGCCAGAAACCATAGAATAGTTGCCATGAACTTTGAGCACACCGACCTTTGCTTCATTGATCCGGTTGCGGATCAGCTGATAGATATTATTCTGGACATACGGATCATCCAGAATCCGTTCGTCGATCATGGCGGCCTTGATGTAATCGTTCTGCATGCCGTCCACGTTGTCCGCCCGAAGACCGGAACCCTTCAGGTACAACACCGTCTTCCGCCAGTCACCGCCGAGTGCGTCGCGAATATCCTGCATGGTCGGCGCGATCAGCTCGTCGATGTCCTCATCGCTCAGGTCATAGCTCTGGATGAACTGATAGTTCAGCGTCCGCTCGCTCTCAAGCTCACCGGGGCAGGTCTTCGGCACACCGAACGTATATCCGTTTTCGGTCGAGATTCTCAGATATTCGGCGCAGCTGTCATAGCTGTCCCACAGCTTGACCATTCCTGTCGTCATGATCAGCTCAACATCCCGGATATCCACCTCATTCTTCCAGGCGTCTTTCACGATGTAGGTACCGGCGACCTTCTCCGCGAAGTCCACGAAGTCAAACGTGAACACCATACCCTTCTCAAAGCTGAACCTCGTGTTGCACCCGCTCATGGTATAGTCCAGTCCGAGCTCCCGGCTCCAGCGCTCCGCCAAAGAGGGAAGCATCATTCCGAATCCGTCCGAGGCATCCATCTTGATCGCCTCGTTCTTCCTCTCTTCCATCAGCGGCTCGCCGTCGCATTCATCCGTCAGATAGATGATATCGGAGAGATATTCGGTCTCCGCGTCGTCCACGATCAGCACTCCGTGCGGCATGGACACCGGCACCGAGGCTGAGCAGGTGAGTGCCTTGTACGCTTCCAGCTTTGCCGTCACAAGCGGCACCTCCGGGTTGCGCCCGTTCTCCACCCGCCGCCTCAGCTCCGGCGCGAGCCTCTCGCTCACAAAAACGATGGTGGAGTTCTTGATTCCGCCGTTGGTGCCCAGCAGTCTCGCGTACCGCACCCCATTGATACTGAAACCGCGGCACGCCCTGTAATAGTCCTTCTCCCGGTCAATAATCAGACACATGTAGTCCGGCTTGAACTGCAGAGCATCCAGTTCCTTATAGAGCTGCCGGATCAGCTTCCGGCTCTGCGCGCTGTTCTCCGCGCTGCGGACCGCCTTGATCCGCAGCTTGATATCACGTGCTTTCGCGTCCGCATCCGTGATACCGTTCAGTTCGTCGATCCATCGAAGGATCTGACTGTCTGCCAGTGAGATTACCTCATCGTTCCGCCGCGCCTCATCGATCGGCAGCGTCAGCTTCCAGCGGTTCGCCCTGAGCCTCCCGCTGTGGATCTTATAGATAAACTTCTGGCAGGCCAACTGTTTCCCTATAAAACAACACCTCTCATTTTCCGCGCTCACTCCGCGGTACGCCTGCGGGCAGAGAGGCGTCCGCCTCCCGGCACTAATCAGACCGCCGCATCCGCGCGGGTATTCATACGCACTTGCTATCCCAAAATGGGACCGATGCGCTCTATGTAAATGTTATCCTTACACCGTTAGAAAAAAGAAAAATCAGTCCTCGTATTCGCTGATATACTCACGCCACGCGTGATGGAACTCTTCGCGCTCGTCTTCTATCATTTTCTCCAGCATATCCGCACAGTCTTCCTCTGATCGGTACCCGCCGCACAGGCCGCACATCGGGCAGAAGTCACACTCCTGATGCATCCGTCTTCCCTCCTTCGTCAAAAGAATCAATCCAGTTCTCCAGGATCGTCCGCATGCGCTTGCTCGGGATATAGACCTGGACTTCCTTCCCGTCGCGGATCGCCGATCGCCACAGCCATTGACACATGATGGACAGAGCGTACAGATCCTGATCCACCTCAATCCCGTGCGACTGGTAGAACTGGCGTTCCGTCGCGTTCATAAAAATATTGGTAATATAAACCAGCGCGCAGCAGTGCCGGTACTTATTCGTCGCCTTGGCGTTGAAGGTCAGGAAGCTCTTGGTGTAGCCCTTCCCACGGATCTTCTCAAACGCCCCGTTGTACGTACCCCACAGCCTCTCGTCCGCCGGGATATCGCCCCAGATGTTCCGGAAGCAGTTCGAGACATTGTTCTTCAGCTGATCCACCTCGGCGTCCGACCGCTCGAACCAGTTCTTGCTCAGCGCGTAGTATTCGTCGCCGACCTGGTTCAATTTCGGATTATCCAGAATATGGATCATATCCTTGAGGTGGTGGACATAGTCCGGCGTGAATCCTGGATAATCGCCGAAGCGGTATGTCCCGTCTTCGTCCCGATGGATCCCAATCCGCTCATACGGAATATCGTAAATCTTCAGCATATGGTGCAGGCTCTGCCCGTCGAACAGGTAGGTGAGGATGAACACGTCCTTGAACGCCATGATCAGGTTGGGGGAGAGCGCCCAGTAGAAGAAGGTGTTGTCCTGCTTATCCCGCACCTGAATCAGCTCTCTGGATTCCAGTGTATAGAACAGCCCGTGGAACAGCGATCCGTGATACTCCTTGTCCGTCATCACATAACTTCCGTTCTCTTCTCTCAGATATCCTGCGTCCACCGCCATCTGCAGATCGTCCGGGTGGATCTCATACTTCTCCAGAATATCCAGATTCTCATCAACAATCAGCGTATATCCCTTTTCCCGGATCAGCTCCAGCGTCGCCGGCGTATACCCGCGAAACGCCTGGTGCGTGGTGGTGATGTTCCGCCCAGCTTCAATCATGGCAACGGTATGTACCGACTTCTTGAACTGATACTCCGACAGCTTATCGCTCGGCTCCGCGAAACGGAGATCTGGGCAGTTCTCTTTAATCCGCGCTGCCTCGTCCAGATACGGCGTGATATAGATGAACTTATCCGCCTGGTGCTCGTTTAGATAGGTAATCGCCGCGCTGGACTTGCCGTTGCCCATGATACAGTCACATACTTTAACCATACATCAAAGGATACCTGCCTTTCAGACCGGAAGCCCGCACGATGAGCACATCATGGCGATTCCAACGATAAACATTGCCGAGATGCCCATAACCTTCGCCACCTCGACCATGACTTTGGCCAGATAGTCCACAAACGCTCCGTCAGTATCCCGGTCATACACCAGTTTGGCATACGACAGACACGCCGCGACATAGACACTCGCAAGTCCAATCAGAAACCGAATCATACTCACTCTGAATCGCCATCCTCATCGGAGAACCACTCGTCGATCGGAACATACCGGTCGGAGTGCAATACGATACAGTCTTCGCACCACGGGCTGATCCATCCGGTCGAGATATAAGCAGCCGGCTTTCCGCATCTGATGCAGGTGCGCTGACAGAGCTTCTCATACTTCGGCAGAATCTCTTTGTACCAGCGCTTTGTACAGCCGGAGTCGTACCAACGAAGCCCGCCGTATTTCTCCTTGATCTGGGTAATCCGATATTCGTTCAGTGCTTTCTCGCCGCCGGCCTCCAGAAGCTCATTCTTCAGCTCCTCGCACATCTGCTCGCCGTAAGCGATCCGCCATCCGTCAGGCATATCGTCCAGCTCCGTAAATTCATAGTCGTATTCCGGAATTGCATCCGGATCACCGGGCCAGTAGCCGCCGCCCTCCGCCTCCGTAATCCGAATTCCGCTCCAGCGGTTGCTCGGGATCAGGAACGGGTACTTCTCGCAGAGCTCACGATTCTTGCGCTTGGTCTCTTCCGCGTCGAGTCTGGATCTCTCCAGCTCTGCAGCGACCTCTTCTTCCTTGGCCTTCTTTTCTTCATCTGTCAGCATAGCTGAAATCACCTCTTATCAATTAATATGTACAAATCATCATACTGTCTGCCGGTCTATTCATCATGAGCCTCACAACCACGCCAATAACAAATGGTGTCCTGAATCTTCGCATTTTCTTCTCTGGCTTTCTTCACCTGAGCTTCCGCCTTCGCTCTATAGGCGTCAATATCGCTCTTCCACAGAGCAACGCAATTCTCCATAATCTGGTTGATCTCCTGATCGCGCTTGCGCTTCTCGTACCGCTTCCCATATAAGAACTTACAGATCAGCGCCTCCGGGTATGTCTTCATGGCAATGCGGGTATGAGTGCCGTTCCATCCATTTTCATTATATTGGACTATGCCGGTGTCATAGGCGACAGGTTCCCATTTCTCCGGCGCCATTCTCTCGATCCTTCGGAATGTACGGTAGTGCAGTTTCGGCATCTCTTTTGTCTCACTGTGCCATATCATGCCGAACGCAACAAACAACACCTCGATGATTCCAAACGGGATACCGATCCAGTACAGTCGCTCAGGCAACACCAGACAAATCAATGTCCAGGTAATCAATCTATCTCATCTCCTCACGCATTTTCTTCAGCGCCTCAATGGCAAGCAGATGCGCCTCGGACGATCGGCATACGTAACAGTTGTCCCCATCGTTAACAGAACCATAATATGGACAGCTGACGCAGCCTTCTACCTCATTGCCGGGCAGATAGCTCTTCATACAATAGATCGCTTCTTCGATCGTCATTTGCTTTTATCTCCTCTCTTCATTTGTCATCCTTCCGTCTCCTCAAGAATCCTCGCCGTCGCACTTCGACCGCTCGGCAAGAACAGTGTCGATCATCAGCTCTCCGCATGCCATCGCAACCGCCTCGCTGATCACCATCTTTTCCTCCATGGGCAGAGCGACCTTATCACGAAGCGTACAGGCCATATCCACAAGCACAGCTGCCGCTTCCGGTTTCGTCATGTCTCTACCTCCTCACTCGCCGGGATGACGGTTGGAGCGTTTCGAATACGCGACCTCGTGAAAATCAGTCCATCTATAAATCCGCAGTCACAGTTGTCATAATGAAAATCTACCGCTTGATTCTGAAGATCTACCTGATTACAAATAACCCCGTCAAACGCGTCCGCATCGATCAGCCGCCCATGCGGTTCAGGGAGTTCGATGAGAGGACAACCGGCTTTCATCTGCTCCCAAGTCTCAAAGCTCTCGTTAGCCGCATCACTCTGCAAAATGCAGTCATCGTTGTCTCTGCTCACCATGAATGGGCAGTCCATGCAATGTTCTGGTATTTCCATTCCATTAATTAGAATAGCCATGCTCATTTCTCCTTTTTTGGGCAATCTTTGATTTCAGCCACCCATTTCCCGCGATACGGTTTATAATAACATCCTTTAAACTGCCAGCCGCCATTTGCATAAACAGTGCGGCAATCAGAGCATCCAGAGCATCTGCCCTTGTCCTCTTTTTCGTAGGAAAAGAATCCATCAAACATGCTTATTCCTCCTACAGTTTCCAGTTATTGAACGTTGAGATTTCCAATAAGTCCAAGATGTTATCAGCAACCGTGCCAAGCGTGTCATCAGGTTCCATGCCGTTCATGACAGCATAGTTACAAATCTCTGCAATAATGTGGGTCATAAATTCCGTGTCGTCCATGCTCATTCCTCCTTCATCACCGAAAGAAAATCGTCCTCTCTCCATACGATTCGCTTTGCTTCTTGTGCCATGTATATGTTTGGTAAGCCCATTTCTCGGTAACATTTTTGGCAGAGCAGAAATCGTATGTGCGTATTGTCATCTGTAATTTTCGGTTCTCCAAATTCAAACACAGAATGCGGCGTGGGATTGTGAATCGCATTAATTCTTACGTCGTAACCAACAAGGTCGCAATCTGCCCCGCACTTATCACACAACATTTTTATCATTTCACTCATTCCTCCTTCGGCTCTCTCAGCTTTCTACCGCACATTGGGCAGAAGTTGATCGGTACGTCCTTATGCCACTTGCCGGCCTTCATAGCAAGCGAATAGCCACCAATTCCGAAGAAGATAAACGCATGCCCGTTCTTCTCAATCGGCATAACGAACCCGTCCCTGTCTTCAATGCAATACTTGCAGCTCATGTATCCTCCTTCATTTTCTCAAGTGCCCGGGTCGTCGTCCTGCCCGCGGCAGTCACTATATTATGTATCGTGCTGTCTCCTCTCCTCATCGTCATCGTCCCGGTACCACACGCAGCCTTCGCAGTCGTGCGTGCAGCATGGCATCCGGCCGTTCTCAACGGGGTAGTCACACATGGAATTCACCTCCTTCAAATTTGCGTGATGCGCCCTTAGTGGGGTCAAAAAGTTCGGAGTCCAAAAATGGGTTTTAACACTTTTAGCACCACAAAAGTGCTAAAATTTTTTGAGAGCCCAGTAAATACAGGGGTTTTGGGCTCTCTCCTTAAAAGGCTATAAGGAGAACGCAAAAGACCATCTCGAACGTATAACTTTTAACCTATTGTTTGTCATTCGTCTGCGAGTCAAACGAACGCATGTTCCGCCGTACACACGCGCACGTACCTTTATCCAGAAGATAGGCAGGTGCCCGTTCCGTTGCGTCAGTCTCATCCTCGCCGCGCCATCGCCATACCAGGCGTATGTCTGATCAGCCCGGCGCTCTTCGCTTTGCTCTTTGGATACATGCTGGCGGCATGTCGGCGCGTCTGTTATTCTTACACCGTAGGGGAGAAGAATCGGCGCATCCAAGTAAATACTTTTCTTACACCATGAGGCATTATAACAAATCTTTTTTCTTTTGTCAATCCTTTATTTTCCAGAAATATATGAATAAACAATTAAGAATAATATTTACTTTTAATTCCTGTTTTTCGGATTTTGAAAAAATGTCTCGGATCAGGAAGTTGAAATCTGTCGGATTGGGATGCCGGGGCTGCGGGGCTTGAGGCGGAACTTTTTGGATAGAAAAGAGGCAGGAAAGATTTCAAAGGAGCCGAAAGAGAGAATCGGAGGATGGGGGAGGAGAGGTTGGAGGGGGTGGTGGGAGATGAAGCACCTTATCTGGTCTTGGTGCGGCTCGGCGTCAAAAATACCATAACCACGGCCGTTCAAGTTCCTATTGTGCGAAAACAGGAACTTGACCGACAGAGACCCGGACGGCGACCCGGCGACAGAACCCGGACGGCGACAGAGAGACAGCGACCCCGACAGAGACCCGGCGACCCCGGACGGCGACAGCGAAAAAATTTTTTCATAGGACGGTTGACCCTTTGCGGTTATGAAATTTCTTGTTGACAAGTCTATTAAAATTTGCTATGATACATCATGAACCCGGCGACAGCGACCCCGACCCCGGCGACCGGGTCAAAATACAATATAGTCTCAACAGAGACAGAAAGAGAGCGTAAAACAATGAAAACTAACAAAACGACAGCGACCCCGACCCCGGCGACAGAGAAGAAAGAGACCCCGGCGACCTTTGCGGATTATTTAACCGCATATGCGACAGCGTACACCAACAGAGACAGCGACCCGGCGACTTATGAAAAGACACTTTTTGAACTTGCCAAGCTTTGCACGCTGTCGGTCTTGAAAAAAGTCATCGATCCGACCCGTCACAACTCTAACCCGACCCCGGCGACCCTACTAAACCCGACCCCGGACGGGGTCAAGCGCTATTCATACGGCGACAGAGAGACCGCCGTAAATAGTGGATTTAACCCCGCATTGACCGCCGTCCGCCGTCAACTGTTTACCGCTTGTGAGACCTTGGCAAGAGAAGCGAATGATTTTGTAGAGCATGATGACTTTATGACCCCGGCGACCGGGTTAAATCTTGAGGACGGTTTTGACTTCATTAACGACGCTGTCGTTGCTATCTTGGATGAGACCCGGCGACAGTTGGAAAGAGACCCCGGCGACCCGGTCGATTTGACCCGACCGTATGAGACCCGGCGGTTAAAACGCAAAGTCTATATTCAAGACCCCGATTCCCTTGGCGGTTATGAGACCGTTACAACAACCCCAATTCAAGAGATATATAGAGCTATCCGGCGGTCAATCCAAAATTCAAGACACGTTCAACTTGACCCCCGCAACGGTTATACATACTTGGAAGACCTTTATACAGACCCGGACGGCGACAGCGACCCGACAGTTATATACAGACGTTTACCAAAATACGCCGATATCGGTGGGCACGCTATGGACGGCGACAGCGACCCGACAGAGAGAATTGACGGTCAACCGACCGCAAAGATGACAAGTTGTGTTTCTTCATACGGCGACCGACAGACAGTTGACGACCTCGACAACTTGGTAGCAAGTCTAAACTTGACGACCCGACAGAAACAGATTTTGACCTATCGTTTCCAAGGGTATGGATTGAAAGCTATTGCAACCCGGTTAGGTGTATCCCATCAAGCTATAGCCAAGACCATGAAACAGATACAGAAAAAGTACAATGAACGTCCATGCGGTTCCTTTATCGACAGAATGAACGAATTGACCGACCATGGAAAAGATATTGAAATGGTTCATGCCCTATGCGATTAACCCCCGACCCCGGCGACAGAGAGACCGCAAAAAAGCGGTCTCTTTTCTTTTTTGGATAAACCCCCGCCCCGGACGGTTGACCCTTTGCGGTTGACAGTGAGGGACGGCGACCCCGCCCCGGACGGTTGACCCTTTGCGGTTGACAGTGAGGGACGGCGACCCCGCCCCGGACGGTTGACAGAGTGTCCTGTTGACGCTATCGGTATTCCCTTCGTGGCAGTTGCTTCGGCTTCCAGTGCGTGGGAAGAGGGTAGTAGAGACAACCTATAGCGCAAGCTGTAGGCCGGTGGAGGGTAGCGCTCTGGCTACTGGGACAGTCTTTCGATAGCTTCCTGTAAAGAAGCTACCGCACATGAGTGCGGCGGCGCCTGTCGGCTTGTGAGATGACAGTGAGTACCGAGATCTCGGCGGCCAGCCCTGTATAGCTTGGGCTGAGGAGTAATCCGAAACGTCATGGTACGGCTGTGACGGCACGCTGTCGCAAATGCTCGTCATGCGTGAAAATATCGGGCAGATCGTCGAATTGCAAAGCTTCTTCATGACGTGCAGAGTATCCGCCCAAGGGTGCAGATTTCTGAGTTCTATAGGAACTGATACGAAGCGGATCGTCTATGAGGTTGTCGATGCAAGTAGATGTGATTGTGTATACATACGATTGTATATCGTTGATAGAGCGCACGAGGGTCAATCCGATCTTCGTGCGCTTTGTTGAGCGATAAACGCTCGTATATGACATATCTTCATAGGAGGTATTAACACTATGGCAAAGACAAGAGAAGAGTATCAGGCGAAACTGGTTGAACTGCGGGAGCTCGCCGAGTCCAAAACCCGTGAGTACAATGACGCCCTGCAGAATGGCGAAATGGACAAGGTCGCCGAGACCGAATCCGACATCGAGGAAGCCATTTCCGAGTATACCGGCATTGCCGAACTGCTCGCCTTCGACACCTGCGAGAAGAGCGAGAACCCCATGGTGACCGCTGTGACCATGCTGACCTTCCGCACGATCACGAAGAAGGACATCAAGGAGGAAGGCTCTAAGGTCGCCATCCGCAAGATCGACGACAAGGAGAAGTACATCGATCTCGCCAAGCTCCACAAGCGCATCAACGGCGGCATCGGCGCCGACAAGACCTGGATCTATCAGGTTGAAAAGATGAACATGTGCATGACCGCCCAGCGGGCACAGGATCTCGGATGCTCCGCCGAAAATCTCAAGGACATCAATGACAGCTATGCCATGTCTGAGATCGCAAAGCAGGTACAGCTCGGCAAAAATCCCTGCAGCAATACCCAGCTTCTCAAGACCCTGACCACGATCATCACGGCAATGCTCGGCGAAGGCTATAAGCCGAACTCTCATGACGTGGCATTCCTCAAGAGCGTATATGCCAAGAAGGGCAAAGCCGCCCTGTCCGTCGCATGTGCGAATCACAAGAACTTCCGGAACTATATCGCGGAAGTGTGCCATCGCATCGTGACCGGCGGTATCTACACCGTCGAATTCAAGAAGGCCAAGTAATAGGATTACTTGGTTTTCCATAAGGATCACTTGGTTTTTGATCGGCCGGGTTTTCAATCCCGGCCTTTGCTATCCACGCACAAGCCTCCCCGTGGCGGATAGCGGGCAACGTCGGGTTTTCGACGGCAGATTGTGCGGGTTTTTCAATCCATGTGCGCCAACCGCAATAGCGGAACACGTCGACATGTGGACAGCAGGAATTCAAGATAATGATGGGAGGGTTTATGAAAACATTCGCGACATTCGAGGAACTCGGCAAGGCTTTCGGGCTTGCCAAGCGCCAGCGCAAACAAAAGCCATTCCTGTGCAAGAAGTGCGGCGGGGAAATGTATCACGTGCCCCAGACCAATATCTTCCTGTGCGAAAACGAAAAGGATGGCAAGGTTTGCGGGCATCGGGTTTTTACCGCACGGGCTTTCTAACTCCGGCATAACACGGGCCTACCACTCTTCCCTCTAATAGCAGGTGGCGGTTTTGCAATGACTGGTTATCCCGCAGGGTTTTTGAACCGCGGGGAATTGCACGGTTTAGGGCTGCTGTCCGTTAACAAGCCATTTTTGGCGGCATGTGCAAGCGTCCACGTCGCGCCGCTGGTTTCGCAGATTGCACGGGTTTTTAAAAAATGACGGGAGGATTTTTACCATGACATTCGAGGAATTCAAGCGCAAGATTCTCGCATACATCGAGAAGGCCGGGATTTCCAAAACGGTTTTCTTCGATCATGACGCAGATAACAAACTATACTCCGCAAAGATTCCTGGTGAGGAACTTCGCATCACCTGCCGGGAAAGCGGGCTCGGCATGACCGTTCACTTCCACCAGCGCACGCTCCCTGTCCCGCAGGGAATCTGAATCAGGGTTTTTCATTCTGTTTCCTCCTTTCTATATAAGGGCGAGGCGTGGGCAACCTCGCCCGATGGCACCACATACAAGCCTCCACGCGGCGGTGCCGGGCAACGTCAGATCAGACGGCTAATTGTACAGAGGTGAGGGTATGCGGGAATCTGATCAGTTCTCGTGTGCAATCTGATCCACAGGGAGGTATTTCATGTCGGGTTTTCGATTATGATCACCGGCTCCGTGAGAGTACCGTGTCGGGGAACTTAAGCGCGCAGGGTTTTCCGAGTTCACGGAATCACGGGGCCGAGACAAACATGGCCACATGCACAAGCGTCCTCGTCGCGTGGCTGGATTCGACAGATTGTGCAGGAATTTTGGATAAAGGGCGGTGGGATTTTGACACAGATTGCGTGGGGTATGGTTTTCTTTGGTGCGCTTTCTCTGATCATTTCGTATCTCGCAGAGCTTCATCACGTGGAACCTGCGGTTTGCGAAAAGCCGGTCGAAACTCCGCCGGCTAAAGAATTCGCGGAATTCGATGACCTTTGGTGGAAGGAGATCTTCGATGATTAAGAAGGGCGATTCCGTAAGATATTACGGGGAAATCTATGAGGTCGTCCAGGTTTGTAAGTTCTCTGACCTCGTGATTTTGAGGGCGAACGGACATGAGGTTTATACCTGGGCGCGGAAATGCAGAAAGGTGGATGTGGATGCGTATTGATCGGGTTTTTGATATCGTCGTGCAGGCATTCATGATCTTCGCTATCGCCTTTGCGATGGTGGCTTGTGTCATGGCTTTCCGGGTTTTTCATCTTCAGCACAAGGAACCTGTACATGAGCGGTACGCCCGCGCCGCCGTGGTTTATTGCATCGACGAAGCGGAAGACACCGTAACGTTCATTGACGGATGCGGCTTCATATGGGCAATCAAAGGGGTTTTTGACTGGGAACAAGGGGATCTCGCGGCTTTGCTCATGGATAACAACGGAACGTCAGGTACGATCGGCGATGACATCGTCGTGGATGCCTGGTATTCATCACTCGGTTGGCAAATAAGGGAGGGAATTGCTTGACAAACGACATTGCAGAGCAGGTAAAACACATCGCCGAGCAGGTGAGGCTTTTGGAAAATCGTATGGATTCTCCAATGTATGGCCCGATGCTTGAGGAAAGTGAGGATCAGTCATGAGAGCTATTACAATCGGGGTTTATCGGCACGGCAAGGAAGATTGTACGAACGGCGGGATTTCTTCCAGGTTCAACGATCTACTATGCCTGTGCGACGACGGGCCGATCCATGTTGACATGGAAAATCCGCCGGAAAATCTGGTTCAGGTCGTCAAGCGTGACCTGTTCGGCCAGGTTATTTACCACGTCGAGCCTGTCGCTGATCCGGTGGAAACCGGCTGGATGATGGGCGGAAATTACGCTTCATCTTCAGACGCAAGGTTTTCAAGACTGATCGGTGGTATGTATGGCGCCGTAGCGATCCATGATCGCCAGGAAAGCCCAGAAATGTACGAGATGCTGTCTCACTGAGCGATCTTGACAGTCAGAAAACGCGTGGTTATCTGCGGCGGGCATCCGTCGTGGTTAACCGCGATGAGGAAAATGGTAGACGGGAATATTAAATACATAGAATCCGAGCGGTTCGATGTTTCTGTTCTACGGAATGCGGATATGGTCTTGTGTCAGAACAATGCGATATCACACAAGGCTTTTTACCGTGTGGTTAACGAATGCCGACGGCGGGATATCCCGCTGAGGTATTTCGCCAGCGCCAGCGCCACAAAATGTGTAGAACAAATGGAATCATATGGATTACTGGGAGGGTAATCGATGGAAGAAGAACTTAATACATTTGAGTGGGCTAAGAAATGCCACGAGGATCAACCACAGGAGGAATACACACCAGATCTTTCGCTAACGTATTATGTTCGAAAATCGTTCAATGATCCGTTTAAACCGACGGTATTTAAGTCCGTTGAAAAGATGCAAGAACTACTACGAGACGGTTATGATATCCAGACTAACCCACCAGATAAGATATGGGTGATAAGGGGAGATGATCTCCCGAAAAGGAAACTCAGCCCAGCCGAAATCCGTGCAGAGGAAGAGCGGCAAGCGCAGGTTATCGAAGAGAGCAATAGAAGACATTTAGAATGGTTCAACAGCATCATGACAGTATCGGAATTGATCACAGAGCTTCAGAAATATGACGGGAATATGAAAGTCATCGGGTATTCGGAGTGTGCAGAAGAAGATTTCGGAATTCAAGTTGTCGCTGAGGACACCACAGACGATGAGGGCACGTCATATTATTGCCAAGCAGAGTCCGTATTGTACGGGGTCCCAAATCAGAAAGTTCTTGTGCTGACTGACCACACAAAAAGATATGAGGATGACGATGATTAAGAAGATTAGCAGGTTTTTATCGAGGGTTTATGATCTCCCGAACGCCTTTCGTGTCCTGGATGTCATGGATGAGGCCGGCTGTCGTATCAAGCCGATGAACGACGACAAGACGTACTGGCAGATAGAGGCTCCGTGGTACGTGTCACAGAAATCCGCCGAGGATTTACGCAGAATCGTCGGTTCCAAGCGTCAGTACAAGGAAAGAAATCCTCTGTGGCACCGGGTTTTCTTCCCGAGTTTCCGGGAAAACGCGCGGGTTCTTTACTTCTGGGTGTGAGGTGAGATGAATGCTTCAGAAAGTTACATACGTCGCAGATGATGGCGAGGAATTCGACACTGAAGAAGAATGCCAGGCATATGAGCTTGCGCTAAACGATTGCCCGGGGGTTCTCGGGTTCGATTTAGACCTGGCTTTCCAGGATCCCAAAAAACTCGGCGCGAACGATGCATTCGTCGGCTCGAATTACTTCTATATTTACGATGCTGAGCAGGCCGAGAAAACCTTTGAGATTCTCGGGGATTATACCGGTACAACCACACCGGACGGGGAACTTCACGCCGGTGATCTCTTCCGTTACGACGGGGACAGTGACGAATGGATTGACATGATCGCTGAATATCGCAAGCAGACGCAGACGATTGGTTCGCTTCTGAATTCAGTCTGGTTTTTGCGTGGCTTTCAGAATGAAGCCATGTTGAAGGTTTTCGATGAAGTAACTGAGGCTTTTAAGTGAGGTGATCTGCGATTGACGTTAACCGAGTATCTTGAGCGAGGGTATCCGATTAAGGATTTCGCGGAAAATCTTGAGAGTGTTCTGCTGAACTTCGAACCGTATGCAGAAACGAGAGTGGCGTGTCGTGATCGTGCGGAACTTGATCAGGTTTTGGATGTTATTGAGGAGTATTTCCAGACATTACACCTCGGGTTTGTAAGATCCAGATACACAGCGCAAAAGAAACCGGATTGGTTTTACCTCTACCGATCGGGGAACATTCATATTGGCGGCGGGGACCGGAACGGTTTAGATGAAGCTGTTTCGCTTTCCGAGATACTTGAGAATCTGGTAGATAATTTCAAGGATGTCGAGGATTGCGATAATCTTCCGGAGCTCGATTCACTTTTTAGCTAAATAAAAGCAGCCTTTGGTTCGGGGGTTTTAAATGAAAAAACGATTTATGAACTGGGCTTTCTGTTATTGCCCATCGCTCCACTTCCTTTTGCGAGATGACGTATCCGTGAGGTTTAAGATCGCAAACCTGATCACCGGCGACAGACTTCGCCCCGCCGTAGCATTCGCTAATATGGCGGCTAAAACCGCCAAGAAAAGGTACGACGAATTCGCAGAAATAAAAGGTCTTTGCAACGATGAGATAACCTGCGAGGAGTATAAAACGGCCATTGGTGCCCTCAGATTTTATATCGACAAAGTAGCGTCTGAGGTACAAGACATCTGGACGCTGTAAAAGTAACATTT